TTTTGCCTTTTTCACGGCCTGCCGGGGTGCCGGGCGCGCCACGTTCCTTGGCGGGCAAAACGCGCAGGATGCCATCCTCAAGGCGGATTTCGACAAGGGTTGAAATCACCCCTTCGGTGTCGAAAATGCCCATGGCCCGCAGCAGGCCGTAGGAATTGGGAATGCGATTGACCTGCTCGGTGAGGTCCGTCGCGGTATAGGGAAAAATGAAATCTTCGGGATCCATGATCTCCGGTCCTTTTCATCAAAAGCAATGTGATGGGGGATCGCGACGGACCGCCCCGGCGACCGCTGCGGCAAGAGCCGAAGCGTTTGGAAGCGATCAGCCGCGACGGGCCTTGATGCCCTTGGCCTTGGCGGCAGCGATCAGGTCGAGACGCTGGGCAGCGGTAACCCCTTCGGGCCAGACGATCTCGTCAGCGAGGACGATGGCCGGTCCATCTTCGAGAGCCAGAACCTGGCTGTCGCGGCCTACGGGCGCCGAGGCCCGGGCAATGGCGAAACCATGGAAGACCTGACTCCCATCGGTGGCCTCCGGGTCCCACTCTTTGGCCTTGGTGCCCATCGGCACATGGATTTCGAAGAGATCGCCAAGTTCGAAATCGGTGTCGCCCGCAGCGATGGTGAAATTGACGGCATCGGTAAACGCCGTGCCCGTTTCGACCGTGCCGATCGAATAACCGGCCGGATCGAACACTTCGAACTCACCACCACCCTCGACCGCCTCGACAAGAACGGCGCGATAGATTCCGGGAACGACGCCGGCGCCGAGCGGGGTGCCCGCCAGGGTCAGTTCGCCGTCTCCGACATTGTCGGCACCAGTGACGAGGGTCGGCCCACCATCGGCGGCAAGACCCAGCGGCGTGCCGATCTCGATGGAACGGGCGGCAACGGTGCCCGCCAGAAGCACGAGAGAGGCACGGGTATATTGAGGATCGACCTCGAATTTCAGGAAAGCGGTCTGGAGCTTGGGCGCCGCGACCGAAAAGGATTTGCCAAGCATGGCTCAAAGTCCTCGACTTGCGTTTGCGGAGATGAAAACCCGCCCGACGCGATCAGCGTGGGGCGGGCGGATAGACCCGAAAGGGCAATCGCGCTATTTGCGCTTGGCGTTGTAGCGATCGACAGCGGAGGCCAGACCCTTGGCCGAAGCCTTTCCGGAACCGTGCGATGCTCCGGGATTGCGGTCGCGGCCTGCCATGGCCTGTCCGAGGCGCGATCCCTTCGGCGCGGCCGCCAACATCTGCTTCGCTTCGCCGTAGTTCAGCTTCTTGGCGCCGACCTTGCGGGCGAGGTTTGCAGCGAGCTTTTCGCGCCCCTTGGCTTCCTTGCAGCCCATGAGTGCGAAACCGGCTTTCGATCCGGTGGCCTTGGCGGCAGGCTCTTCATCATCGTCCTCTGCCTCCTCATCCTCGGTCTCGGCCTCGGGATCGTCATCGGTCCCCTCGCCTTCCTCTTCCTTGTCCGTCTCGGCCTCGGGATCGTCTTCCTCGGTTTCCGATTCCGGATCATCCTCTTCGGTTTCCGCATCGGGATCGTCGTCGTTCGTCGTCGCCTTGAGGCTGACGCCGAGCGATTTGAGCTTGCGCTTGGCGGCAGCGTCCCCCCGTGCGGCTTTCGCACGCAGGGCCGCGATCTGCTCTTCTAGAGACATTTCAGCTTCCTTCTCTGTCGTGGATGCGGCCCTGGCCGCAGGTCCCCCCGATGTCTCGAGGGATTGGTGCAGCGCGGCGAAGGCCGCGCGTTCGGTTGCGATGCCATCGACAAGGCCGAGGGCCATGCCGCTCATCTCGGGATCGTCGTGTTCAGCGAGATACCAGCGCGCTTCGGTGGCCCGGATCTGTTCCGCCGTCATGGGCCGACCGGCCTCGACGGTCGCCACGAAGCGCTTGGCGATCTGATCGACGACGGCCTTGAGATGGGCACGGGCGTCGTCGGAAAGTGGCTTCCACTCAGCGGCATCGGTCTTACGAGGGCCGGACTGGATCGCCTCGACCTTGACGCCCCATTCGGCGAGCATGTCGGAAATATCGTAGTGGGTGATCAAAACGCCGATCGACCCGACGTCACCCTCGCGCGGCGCGTCGATCCGGTCGGCGGTCGAGGCCAATGCATAGGCGGCCGAACAAGCCATGCGAGCATGGACGTGAAACGGCTTGGAACGCGCTGCCATGTCATCGCAAAGATCGAAGCATCCATCGACCAGCCCTCCCGGGGAATTGACGCGCGCGAAGATTGCCCGCACCCGGTCATCTTCCTCGGCTGCATCATGGCTGGCGCCGATCTGGGCATAGCCGCCAACCCAGCGATCCTCCCACCAGTCGTAATAACCGTGGGGCGTCATCACACCGGCGACGTCCATCACCGCGATGCCGTCGACGATCAGATAGCCCTCGCCCTGCTCGGCATTCTCTGCCCATGGGAGCGAAGGCAAGCCCAGAACCTTGGGCCGTTCGGGGATATCGTGGCCTGCCGTCGGCTTGAGGCCCAGCGCGGAAAGCGCATTCCCGAACAGCCCACGGCCCGGGCGCTGAGTGGTGAGCATGCGGTCGAGGAGCCCTAGGGCGTGGGTGCGTTCGAGCAGGAGGATTTGCCCCGGACGCCGCAAGGCCAGGTCGAGATCGGTCATGTCGGTAAATCCCTAGTTCTGCGCCGGGCGCTGATCTTCGAGGTCCGAACGCGGCACGATTGAAAGATCGTTCTCGGGTCCGGCAAGATCGTATTTCTCCAGCTCGGCCGCCTCGCGCGCTTGCTGCTCGAGCACCATTTCCCAGTCGAGCCCCTGTTCGGCCGCTTCGCGCTCAAGCGTCGAAGTCCTGCCCTTGATCCGCTCCGAGCTGGCCTGGGCTTCCTTGACCGGATCGATATAGCCGCGTCCCGGCCCGATCCACTCGGCCCGCAGCCATGCGGCCGGGCGATCGTAGAAGTCGGCACACCCGCGCGGGATTTCGATCAAATCGTTGTCCAGCGCATCCTCGAGGACGGCGGCAAAGACCGGCAATGCAAACTGGCTGATCAATACCGAACGAAGGCGCTGGATGCCCCGCCAGACCTCGTTGAGGGCTGCACGAGCCGACGAATAGTTCGTCTGGCTCCAATCCATGGAAAGCTGCTCGTAACTGATACCGAGCGAGGCTGCGAACGATTGCAGGAAGGAACGCGCGAACGCGGGATAGCCTGCGGTTTGGCGCGGCTGGGTATTGAGGTCCAGGCGGTCGGTCGGGAACAATGTGAGCAATCGCGCATCATTCATGATCGATCGATCCGCGTAGAATGCGCCGCGCTGGGTGTTGAACTGGGACCAGTCGGTATTGGTTTCCCCGTCGGTTCCAAGCCGCTCGGCCGCATACTCGGCCCCGAGCTGGGTGTAGATGGCGCCGATGATCGACCCGTTGATCGCCGCCGCCCGGACTTCGTTCTCCGAATACCTGTGCAGCATCCGGGTTTTAACGAGATTGGCCACCAGGCGCGAAACGCCGCGAGACTGGCCCGGACGTTTCTTGTCGTAGAAATGCACTACTCCTGGCCGCTGCCAGCCGTTTTCGGTTTCGTGCCAGCGTTCGAAATAGTCCCAGGTCAAAGGATCAGTCGCCAGACCGAATAAGTCCGCCGGGTGCGCTCGTCGAATGTGATATCCGATTGGAGCGCCATCCTCGTCCTTTGCCACACCCTTGCGCAGGAATTCGGTGTCTGGGTGACCTTCGGGATTGGAAAGCCTATCGGGATCGACCATATGAACGGCCGTCCGATATTGCCATCCTGCCATCTCGCGGAAACGCAAGACTGAAACCCCCTCGCCGACCCCAACGAATTCTCGCGCCGCCATGCCCGCCAGGCCATTGAAGTTCAACTGGCGCTCCGCATCGCAACGAAAGATCGGATCGTCGGCCCAGCCCCGCCAAACCGACTGGATGGCCTTTCCCAGACCATGCGCCGCGTCCGACGAAATCCCCAGCGCCTCATGATCCGGCTTAGAATTCAGGCGCAGCGCGGAACCGACAAGCATGTCGACCTGCCGGTCGATCCCAGCCGAAACCGTTCCGTCATTGCGCTCGAGGTCGCGGATACGCGCAACCGACACGTCGCGCTCACGCAGCCACTCGGCATCGGCCGATTGCATGGGAGGAACCCATCCGCCAAGCGCCGAGTGTCCCTGATCGGCGGCGGTATAGGCGGAGCGCGGCGCGGCAGCTACGCGGCGCAGCGTGGCGCCCGTTGCATCACCGGCCTGGACGCGCACCCGAGGCTTGTTCATGGACGATCTCCAAAGCCGAACCGCACCGGCCCGAGTTTGGACCGGTCACCAGTGATCTGAGACAATTCAAGCTCCAGCATCATGATCGCCTGATTGATCTCTTCCAGCGTCGCGGCCTGTTTCTTAACGCCTCCGCTGGCGTGGTTGACCTCGGTCACCATGCCGCCGGTCAGGTATCTCCGCTTTGCCGCATAGAGTTCGGCAAGCTCGCCTTCGATATCGGCCCTGGACCGCGCCATTGGCGTCTCCTATCGATTCAGTTTCGCGAGGGCGTCGAGCCCATCATCTTTCTTTTTCGCGCCAATGGCCTTGGCCGCCGGCAACTCGCTGGCCTCAACCGGCGCCGCCGACGGGACGGCGGTGATCGACGGCCCGAACAGGTCGGGTTCTGCCGATGCCATCATCTCGGCCAACTCGCGCGCCCGCTTTTCCCACTGGCTGTCGTCCCAGTTCCAAAGACCCGCGAAATGGGTGAGCGCCCAGCCATAGACGTTGCAGTCGAGCCAGTGATTGGCGTATCGCGCCTTCCACTTTCGGACCTTGTTGCCATTCACCGTGTCGGTGACGACGTACTCGGAGACCAACTGGCGGAAATACTCTTCCTCGGTATCGGCCGGATAGTGCTGAAAGCCGACGGGAAGACCGCTATCGCCTTCCTTGGCCGTTCGGCTCAGATAGACCATCAAGGCGCCCTTGATGCCCCAGGTGCCGACCAGCCAGACCTTGATCCCGAACTTCTTGGCCTTGCCGGCCGACAGTCCGGTTTTGCGAACCTCCGGCGACTGCGCCCGGGCGATCGGCAGCTTTGTCCAGCCGTCCTCACCCTTGAGCGCCAGGGCGTTGTGACGCCGCTTGACCCAGGCATAGACG